CTTCGAAATGGATAGAGATCGGAATGCAGCTATAAATATTAAACGGGCCGGAACGGCCCTTATGATGACGGCAAAGCCGCTGTTTTAGAAGCCTCTTCCTTTAGGAAGAGGTGGTTCACTTAAACCTCCTTCGTCGGTTTAAATAAAGTTTGAGAACCAGAATTTAAATCATTGATTGGCGTAGCCAATCTAAAAGTAACTTTAAAAAGTTTTTTTAGATATATCATATATCCAAACTCATGATCAAAAATCCAACTATTTGCATTTTGATATGTCGATTTTTTGAAATCAGCCAAAATCAAGGCAAATCAGTTGCAATGTTGCCGGATTTTGTGTAGGATATTGTAAGTGGAGTATTGAGCCAACCAGATTTTTTTAACTCAACTGTAATTTGAACTTTGGTTCTTAACATTGAATTAATTGTATCACATTTTAAATTTGTCATTTTGAATTGCAATACACCTGTTTCATTTAACAATTGAATTCCCATAATAGGATCAACTATTGTTCCATATCCATCAGCCGTTGTATATCCATCAAAATTTGGTGAATATGCTTGAACTGCCGCTGAAAAACGTAATTGATTTAATCCAAGCGCTTCAGATGTTACAAACGAACCGTCCGCAAATCTCATAGCTGGATATCCCAATTTTGTATATCCCGTTCCTGTCGTATCCATTACAAAATTATGAAATATATCAATACTACTGGCCCCATGTCCTTCTGGAAGTTCAATAACCACTGTGGCAGTTTCATAATCTACGTTATGATACTGGTTGGCATTTCTTAAAATTTGGCCGCCTATTATCAAATTACCAGGCACATACATGTCATTATGTCCACCTAAAATTTCGGGGCTCATATAACGGGTTTTAGAATTAAATAAATTATCTAAATTTTCTGATACAGAATTTATCTTATCGTAATTGGTAAATGTACAAGGTAAAAATCTTGCACGATATGTTGTAAATACTAAACTCCCATCCCAATAATCATTTTCATTTGTTATAGCAAATGTTAAATTTTGAAATGGAATCATATTAAAAAATATGTCATTCAATAAATTAACTGGTTTTGGATTTCCATAATACTTAATTTGATCATCTGTTAAATTTGCAATAGGTAATAAATTTGAACTATAAGGGTTTTCACGAATATATTGATCTGAATAATCATAATATTCATCACAACGTCCTATATTATTTTCTAATGTTAGAATTAATGTTTTAAATGTTCCACCCGCTGTTGTAGCTGAATCATTATTCACATATTTTCTAATGTTTTCAATATCATCAATTCCAACTGTACCATCTTGATTTACATCTGCTCGTAATACTTCCATAGAAGTTATAACAGAACTGCCAACAATTGCTCCATTAACAATACTTGTTTGTGTGGTTTGTTTTGTTAAACTTTCTCCAACCAATTCTTGAGCACGTATTAAATCTTCTATGGTAATTTTACCATCACCATTAACATCTCCTAAACCAAAATTAGCCTCTTGTACATCTACAATTCTATAAATATATTGAGGATGGCTTATATTTGGAGTCAACTTGCACCCAATTAAATTAATTGCTAATAAAGCAGATTTAGGATTTACTATATAAAATTTATCTTTTACAGCCATTCCAAATCCATAACTGTCTGTATATGAATATGCTGATTTGTTATTCATATCCATTCCGCATCCTAATATAATTGGGTCAGATGTAGTCTTCAACGTATTCAATGAAGAACTTGATATTGTACTGACTACTGCATTATATTTTTCTTTAGAATAAACGTTATTTCCTGTACGAGCATCTTGTACTTTTGTAGTTGGTGTTTTTACAGATTCTACAATAGCATAATTTAATTGATTTTGCCCACTGTTTACAAATGATATTGTATCATAAATATAATCAATTGTTCCACCTGTATCTTCATCAATTGCAATTTTGGGAACACTCATATTAATTCCACTATCAACCCCCATACCATCTGCTACTTTGAAATTGTCTGACCAAATTTCATACCACATATTTTCATTTGAAACATTTGTCCATACCACTCCATTGAAAAATGTAAATTTCGATTTGTCAGTTGCCGTATTGCCTGTTACTGTAAATAGATTTCCAATAGATGTATCTCCAATTCGTTGTATACAAACCATATAATACTTATTAGCTTCTATACCTGAATTTAAAGAATTGGCTATTTTCGTATTTGAAAATACAAAATCAACAGGTTGTTCTACATCATTTAATACAATACCTCTTGCATTTAACATAGATTGAGTTATTGTCATTTGAGCTAATGGCGTTGGATCAGGTTGAAAATCAATTGCATTAGATGGTATTACATCATAAGATGAATTTGTTGCAGATGTTTGTAATGCATATATGGTTACAACCAAATCGCCTGACCAATCATACTTATTGGAACCGTCAAGTGTTGCACCTAATAAAATTCTTATTTTTTGAATATTATTTGATGTGGATAGAAACTTTTGTCCATATCGAGTTGTAATATCACTTGCTGGTAATGTACGATTTTTATAAGCAGTTGTTTTTATATTTAAATTATCAACAGAATAATTATTACCAATAACATCAGTTATAACTTGCTTTAATGCAGTTGTTATATTTGCTCCTAAGGATAAACTATATAATTTTAAATCTCGAAAGAATAGATTTGGTTCAACATTTTGACTGGATGTTATTAGACTTTTAGATAAATGCATTGGATGAGCTTCTTGTATGGTTATTGTACCACCATATACTCTGCTTCCATTGCTATTTCCTTTGAAATTGTTAAATATTAATCCTAATATATTTACAAAATGTTTTTTACTTATTTGTGTTTCATTTCTATGAAAATAAAATGTTTCATATTGTAAATTATTATCAAAATCAAGACCAACAATTAATACTTTTACACTCTTTCTACCACATACTATAGAATTTTGTAATGTAATTTCTAATTGACATCCTAATGATTTATCAGAAGGTTGTGCATGAGCTTTAATTCCTATTCCATCAAATCGATTCGCAGCAACATGAACACTTTGTTGAGGTGTCAATTGATCGGAATGAAATAAATAAGTTCTTTCTGGTACATTTGGAATTAATCCAGAACCAAAAAAATTATGTACGATAGCAGATTGAGTTTGAATATTGTAAGATTGCTCACTTACAATATCGGATTGATTTACTTTTTGTCCATCTCTCCAAATTACTTTCTCAACCGATATTGGTAATCTAAAAGTCATGTGCCCTTTTAATTTGTAATGTAATTGATAAATGCTCTTGATACAGCTGGTTTTAGTTTTTTAACCAATGTATTTAAAATTTCTTTTGATTTTGGACTATTTTCAATAATATCAAAAGAGTCTATTACATCTAGTTCAAAATCATAAATACCACTAACTTGATTTTTTAATATCGCAAAATCTTCTATCTTATTAACTGAACTATCAAAGTCCATCAAATATGTTGTATACAAATCTTTAACAACTGGTAATGCTTTTTCTGGTAAAGCATAATCATTGTCAATTAATTTATTTCCAATTTGTAATAATGGTTTTATCCTACTACTTATCTTCAAATTATCAATTCTACAATGTGCTATCGCTCCACCAAATGAATTTCCACCTATATATAATTTGTTAAACATTTCTTTTAATGTGATATTTGTCTTTATACTAGTTAAAACGCTTGGATTGGTCAATTGTGAAAACTTATATGCCGATCCAAATGTCATTCCTGTTCCAAAACATATTTTGTTTTTTTCAATTCCATCAATAAATAAATGCATTTCATCTTGTTTATTTTTACTATTGCATTTCCATGTTGCTGTTATTTTATGCCATGTGTCTCTAGGCCAAAATGCAGGTGCAGATAATGAATATAATTTACCATTTCCAACAATATCAAAATTAATAGAATTTGTTGGTGTCTTATATATAGAGATTCTATCTCCATTGCCTCGATAAGGTATATAAATAACTGTTATTTCTGTATTTGAATTAGGTAATGGATTGCTTAGTTTTATTGAATAACTATTTTCATTTAATTTGCACTCATCTGCATAATTTTTATTTCCATAACCATTTACAGTTATACTTAAAACATATTTAGCAGGCCGCGTTAATGTAATATCACATTTTGATAAACTTGTAACAGTCTCAACATAACTTGCTGTTGTATCAAAAAACATTCTATATTTTGGATCATTAGCTGTATCAAATTTAGGACTTATCCAAAATTCTATTGTGCCTTCTTTATTAAAAAGTATATTCGTATTGTTAATTATAAATGGAACTTGATCAACATATAATGCATTATTAAAACTTTCATTTACTCCTTGATCAGTTTGTGAATAAATATCACTATATGCTTCGTATACTATAGACGAATCAATAATTGGTTTTTTATCTAAATGTAATAACAATAATGTTTTCTTATCTTCAACATATGATATTATATTGTTATTATCAAATGTTATTGAATGTTTGGTATTTACAGCCTCTCCTATACGAGTATCTGTTGATGCTATATTCAATGACCTAATTTCTTCCAATATTGCATTTGCTTGTTTACATTTATTATAATCACTGCCTATTGCACAATTGGTTTGTTTTATTTCAAATGGAATTTCTAAATAGGTAGCATAATCCAAATCATAATAACCTTTTTGTAGGTAATAAGGCATTCCTGCATAACCCGCTTGTTCAAATGTAAATTGACCATTTGCATACCCAGAACGAGAAATAGAAACATTATACAAACTACCTGAACCATTTGTAAATTCAATTACAGTTTGATTTACATTTACATGATATGTATCAATCACTTCTGTAATTGTAAAATATCCAGCAGATCCTATTGGAGATTCAACAACTAAAACATATCCAACATGTGAACTATCAAATGCTGGTAATGTAGATGTTATTGTTTTATTTGTTCCACTTAGAGTATTGGTAAATGTATTTTCTTTATAACTATATCTAATTGCAGCAAAATTACCTTCATTTTCTTGTATTGTAATACTATATGCTTCTTTTACTTCTAATACAAAAGCGGTTTTATTTGCTTGAAGTAAAACAGCAGAACAAACAATATTTGTTATTGTAATAAATTTTTCTTTTGTTTTATAAATTCCACTTTCAACAATTTCTAAAATTTCAGACGTTGCTCCAGATGCTGTTGTTCCATTAATTGTTATTAAAGGTGTTTGTGAAGTAAAATCACAATTTAACATATTATTTATATTCAATTGTAATGTGCGGCCTTTATTTGAAGAAGGTTGCATGATAACATTTATAGATGGAGCTGACATCAATACACTGGTCTTAGGTAATAAGACAGGAATTATTTTTGTATAATCTAAATTAATTGGAGCAGGTAATTCTGTATTAATTTGATTGCAGGTCGAACTCCAATTATATATTCTTTCTTGAACACGTTTATGATTTAATCCTAATGTTCTTATTGCTACTTGATCTCCTGCCATAGCATTTCCACGTACAATTAAATTAGGTTGTCCATATTCATTAACTGTTATAGAATATGCTGGAACATTTGCTCGCAGTCCTGGTAATTCACTTTCAACTCCATTTCTAATAATAGAAACTGCTATATTACTTTCATACATCGCTGTTGTTGTAATTGGAATTGTAATTGGATTAACCGTAAATACAACTTCTTTTATATTATATGTAAATGTATAATCTAATCTAACTGTATGTGAATCTATTATTTTTAATATTGTGAAATATCCATTTGGTCCATTTATTATTGGATTATCTATATATAATTTATCACCAACATTAATGTGTGCTAATCCAAAATCTGAATTGTTACTAACAACTTCATCACTGTCTTTAGTTATAACTAAATCAATATTTGTAAGGGTATTTACTGTTATAGGATCTGATATAATTTCTGGTACAACAGTTCTAAAACGATCTGTTATGCTCGCACTTGGTCTTCCACCATATTTTAATATATTAAATGCTTCTTGCCCATCTACAAATAAATGAAGTTCATCACGTTTATTTTTTGTTCCAATGTTCCATGATACAGCAACAAAATGTGTATCACCCTTTTTCCAATTTGATATATCTTTACTTACTTGATATGTATGAATTTTATTATAATTATCACGTTTAGCGCATACTCTAAAATTTAAATATCCATTACCATCTTTTAATATAGATATTCTATTTTCTTTTTCTTTATCCGAGTCAGCTAAATAATCAAACAAATAATGTTCACAATCAGACATAAATTGAATTCCATCTATGCTATAATGGCTTTTTGGAAGATCATCTTCTGTATCACTTATTATCATTTTTATTACAACTTTTTTTGAAGCAGTCGTCATACTATCTTCAAAGTTCATAGTTTCTAACAATGGTTTTACATTATAAAATTCACCATTAGTTTGAATTGTAATATCATATTTATGAGTTAGCAAAAAATTACCTCTAGTATCTTTTGCTATCATTTTCCAATTGTTCGAATCAACATCATAATAAATATATACACCATATGTATCTAGATTATTACTATACAAATTAGATGGAACTCCATAAGTTAATTCAGTTTTTGAAATTGTAAAGTTATTGTTTGTATCTATTGTTGGATGATTATTTAAACTTCCTATCCAAATATGATCGGCTGTTAATGTAATACCATCTCTTTTTATTGAATAAGTTATTTCAGCATCATTATCTATTCCATTCCAATTTGGAGTAACATACATTTCTAATGTGCCACGTTCTAATTTGAAATGAGATGAAAATGGTAATAAAATACTATCAGATGAATCTTTTACATTTATTGCATATTGATATTTACCAGGAACAAGCTCTAATAATCCGCTTGTAGTTGGTTTATTGTTGTATAAATAACTTGTTCCAATAATCCATTCATCATTAAAACTTTCCCAAATATAAGGTTGCGCATGTGATATTATCTTTGTAAGATTTGTTATTGATTCAACTGTTGAACCTTTTGGAAAAGTTTGTAAACATGCCATTAAAGCATCTCGATATCGTTCTCGATTTAAATCAACATTGAAATTGTGTAAAATATCCATATCTATTAACGAACCAAAATTTGAAAATAACGCATCTCGTAAAGCTCCATATTTATATGAAACATAATAAATATCATCTTCTTTTATTGTTGGCGATTCTCTAAAATCTAAACAGTTATCACCATGTTCGTAACTTATAATGATTTCGTCATTACAATAAATATAATCTATATATAGTTCTCCACGGTTATAATCAATAAATACACTAGAATTATTCTTTAAACATATCATAACAGTTACTGTTACATTATCATTTTCTACCCCAGAACTGTCTGAAGGAAGTGTAATATCTGTACCAGTAAATGTTCCATTGTTTGCAACTGTATTATATAATTCAACGTTTGTACTATTTTTTACAGAAATTACTTTGAATATTTTTATATTTGAATTCGTGTATCCTATATCGTTTAGTTTAATAGTTTTCTTATCTAAACCAATTGTAGCCGTTGAAGTATATTCAATTGGATTTAGTGTAATAATATTATAACTTACAGAACAATTCGTAGCAAAATTTATTGGTTTTATTATATTATCATATATAGCAACACTATCATAAATAGAACGTACACTTGTAGCTTCTTCAATTAATTCTATCATTGTGTCTGATACAATGTTTGTTATATTGTTTGATATAGGATATTTTATTAAAGAAACTGATTTATCACTAAATTTATTAACTGTATATTTAATCGAGTTATCTTGGTCTATATAAGAGTAAACTTTATTCACACCAACAATATGTGATTGATTTGTTACAATATCAGTTGACCGATAAGATATATCTCCAATATCATCAACTTGATTATCATTGACTGCTACCCAAATTGTACCTGTTGAATAGTTTATTGTATATTTGCCAACAGCATCTAATGCATTAACGTTTTGAGTATCATTTAATGTTGTGTTGTAATATTTTTCAAATTGGAATACATTTTTATCTGTAAATGATACGCTTGTATTTATTTTAGATCCTATACAATCATCTGTTCCGCTTATAATAGATGTTCCAAGATTTAATTTGAATATTTTTTTGTTAAGTGTGTTTGTAAATTCATCATTTTTAATTAATGATTCTCCTGATATTTGATTAAATCTAACTCTTTCATTTGTTATATTAACAAATAATGGTGGAGTTTGATATGAAAAATAAATTGTATTATCATTAAATCTATTAATGCCATAGATCTCACCAGATGTTTCATTATATACTCGAAAGGCATTTGTAATAGGCGTGTGTAATACTTGAACAGCTCCACTTCCTAATACTCTATTTTCAGCTCGTTCAGTTAATTCTTCTGTGTGTACTTGTGCTTTATAATCAACATCAGGAGTTAGGTCTTCTTTATAACTATATGTTATTGTTGCTGCATTTTTAATTAATTGTCGCATTGGATTAGCAGCTATATCACTTGTTGTAGTATCATAATTATAATCAAGTTTGTTTACATAAGTTGATCGATAATAATATGTTACAATAGGAGGAAAAGCTCCCGTTCCATCATTGTTATTATTTTCTCCATAAACATATACTTTACCTTTTTCATAATTGATTGAATACTCTCCAATATGAGATGGTAGTTTATTTTCATCAAATGTTATTTCTTTTTGAAATGCGGGATGCTTTGATGAAAACGGAGGTGTTGATAATGGATTCAAAAATGCTATACCATCTTCAGAACATAATTTACCATATTGATCACATATATAAGTATTTCCTAATGAAAATACATTCATCAATGGCGAAATAACTTGTCGAATAGATCTACAAACAGTATAAACATCTATAGAAGATTCATCTATTGTTCTACCTAATACTTTATAAATATAACTGACAACAATATTATCTCCAGCAACTGGAATTCTAAAACCATTACGTATAGCTTTCTCACTAAATTTAAATTGATTATTATTCAATTCAAGATATGTAGAAGCTTTGTCATCATATTTAGATGATTGTAGTTGGTATCCATAAGTATTTATGTCATATTGTTCAGATGTTCCATCTGCATATTTAATTAAAATATCTGTTATTTTAATTACATTGTTATATTTTAATGTACAAACAGTTTGATTGAATGTTGATAATGTATTTTTAAAACCAAATAATAAACTTTCTTTTATTACATCCTCTTGTTGTAATGAAATTTGATTAGGAAATGCTGTTAAGTTTATTGTATTTGAAATTGCCGTTGATGAATTATCTAAACCTACTCGAATAATTTCATAAGCACCTTCATTTAACAATCTATCATAAGGGCCTTTTCCACGTTTATGAAGTTCATCATTAACAGTGATTGATAAATAATTATCTGTTTTGCTTTGTCTAATATCATTATATGCTTTAAAGAATTGTGAAGATATATTTTCAATATAACTTTTAATAATACCATCATGTTCTGTATCGTATGGAGTGTCTTTTAAATATGCAACTAATCTATCATAAAAGAAATTATCAGGGTTATAATGTGTTTGTATCATAACAACATTAGTCACACCATCTTCATATAAAAGATTTCCCAATACACTTATAAATGGATTGTTAGGTGTCGATTGAAACAATACTTGATAAGTGCTTAAAGGTGTTAATAAAGATGTCTTTATAGTTAATGTATTATTGTTTATATATACTTTGTTAATATAAGCATTTGGAATGTTATATCCTTTTGACGTTACTATAACATTATCAATATTTATGTTGTTGCTTAAATTTTCCGTAAAAGTAGCTTTAATAGTACATGAGTCAATAGCTTCACAATTCGTCAATCTAAGATTAGTATTATTGGTCATCGACCCTCTTTGTGAGAATATCTTTTAAAATGTATATATCAATGTTTGATTATTCAGAGCTATTTAGAGTTCACTCAACTGTGACAATAACTGAGTTTGCTCTTAGATATTGATTTCGCATGGCTTGTATTTTTGATACTTGTCCTATACGATCTGCTTTATTAAATGTTGTTATTCGAATTGAATCTAAACCAGTAACTTGATATGCTGCGTTTATCAAATCAGAAGCATTTAATGCAGCTCCCATAGTTTGATTATTAATTGTAGATGCAATTTGATTGGCTACATTTTGCACAACCAATTTAGATGTTGATAAATATCCTTTTTGAATGGTAATATATGCTACAACATCAATTAAAATGTATGGTGCTTCTTTTACCAATACATCTCCTGTTAGTTGTCGATTGGTGCCAAGTCTTAATGTACAATCTGGTATAAGTGAATTATAATTATATCGAACATCAATTCGTTCACCAGGTTTTGGTGAAGTAAAATTATAAGAAGTTTTATATTTAGTTCCTATTGAAGGTTGATTCATAGCATTTATAGACATTGATCCAATGTATGTATTGTTACTCTTAAACCCGCTTGCAATAGAAATTGAATCAATAATACTGTAATTATTATTTGTATATGTTAAACCATTTGTTGATACACTAATTTGTTCAGTTACATCTGTATATGTAATATAGAATGTAGCTTGTAATTTTTGTCCAGCAAGTATATTATTAGCTACGTTTTCTTTAGAAGTAGGTAACATTATTTCAGTTGAAGCTAGTGTTGATAAACTAACAGCTTCATCTAAATATGCAGAAGCATTTTGTAATTTATATCCAACAATATCATAATCATAAATTGTATTTAATACAATATTGTCTGTTGCTGTTTCAACATGTTGAAGATTTATCAATCGTGAAATGTGTAAATTAGACGGTATGCTAGTTGTTCCTAAACTATTTGTTATAGCTTCTGTTAGGTCTTGAGTTAATCCATTTACTGTTGCTGTGAATACTATATTTTCAAGTAATTTAACTGCGTTTCCTTTAATCAATAAAACGCCTGGATTAACAATTCCAGAAAAATTTATCGCTAATTTTGTTGGAGCTTTTCGCAAATTTTTTGTAATAATTACACTTTCAATATTTGTAACAGGTTGAGTTCCTATTACATTGTTTGTTCTTGTTATAAAAGTATTTTTATTTGCTGAGTTTTTAGAAATTGGTAAATTAACTAAATCGGTAGAAGGTAATAATTCATTTACATTTGCAATATAATTAACTTCAACGTTGCTGCCATTTATAACATTTAATAAATCTTTAGCAGCTGGTAATAAGGTAATTTTCTTATCTGAAAAACTACCAGATGTTCCATTTATAGTAAATATATCAACAGCATTATAATAAATTGTTGCTAATTTATTTGCTTCAGCAGCTGTATCAGTTGGAAAATAAATATTATGAGAATCAAAATATCCATTATTCTCATAAGTATTATATAATTCAACACCGTCTTCATCTCGTATAGATACAACATTTGTAATATTATATGTTGTATATGGTGATATAGTTGCTTGTAAATTTACTTTTAATGTTTTCCCAACAGGTTCTACATAACATTTAACAGCATTTGGTAAAACGTTTACTGAAACAACTGAACTAATTGGCAATGATACATTTAATGTTTGTATTTGATTTGCATCTTGATTGACGTTACTTTCTTCACGATAAATAACATTAGAATAACCCCAATCAACCGAATCAATTACAGCACGAATATTATTTGAATTTATTTTTGGATCAAAATCAGTATAAGTGTCATGATAAAAAAGCCATTCATAATCAACTTGTAAAACATCACTAACTGATGGTAATGAATTTCCAGAAATATTTATTTTACCAGTAACATTTAATGCTCCGCTTGCTCCATCAGGATTTCGATTTGTTACTACATATCTTTCACCTGTAGTTACATTCAATACTTTAATTATATTTCGTATAGGTGTATGCGCTAATTGTAAAACAGTTTTATCTGTATTATTTATTTTGCTATTTTCATTTGTTACAGTGATTACATGCTTGATACTATTAATTCTTGTTACATCTGTATAGTTTAATTGGTCTTGACCATTGAAAACTGTTTTTGTATTATCTTCGCTATCAAGTGATGTATAATTATTTACCCAATGTAATTTATCAAACCCAAATGAGCTTCCAGCAAATGATCCACTATCTTTTGTTAAACTATAATTACCAGTTGTTCTGCCATAACTGTCAATTGATTTTAATGCAAACGTTCCACTCTTTGAACCAACCACTTCAACTAAATTATAAATAGGTTGAGAAGGAATTGATTTAGTTTCTAAAGCTAAACGCCGTCGTTTATTTAATGTAGCATTTGAAGATACTGATGTTTGTCCTAATATATAATCATTTGTAGTTGATGTAGGATCATTTTGTCCAGATTTATCATTGTAAATATAACTTTCAATATTTTCACTCAAACGATATCCTTGTACATAAATATCTATTTTACCACCATCACCTTCAGATAATATAATAGGTTCATTATCATCATCTAAAACAGGATCTCCATATGAATCAGTTTTAATAATCGTATTATCTCGTAACATTAATGGATCACCAGGGCCAATTACAATAGCACTTTGTATCGTTGTATCTGCTGTCATTAAACTAGCATATCCAAGTTCTGTTCCTGTATTTGATCCTGAAAATACAGATATAAGTCTGTTTTTATAAGCACTATCTGTTTCAGCTGGTATTCCACCTGTAAATGAACATATATTAGTTACATTTGATACGCCACTAATATTTGTTGATGTTAATGAATATTTACTTATATTTCCAATTGTCCCAGCAGAAGTGCATTCAACTAAAATTTCAACAGCATATAAATCAGTTATATTTAAGAAATTTAAATCTGCCCTAATTTTTGTTGCAAGAGTTGTATATTTTGTTTCATCAGAAGCTCTTATAATTGTATTTGTCAATGTTCTAAATGATACACCATTTTTTGAATAAACAATTGTTCCAATTGGTATAGATATATCTGATAATATTGAAGAGAAAGTAAATATAGCTGGTCCAAGAGATCTCCCTTGTGCTGCTCTCCCTTCACCATAATTATTACCAAGTTTATCTAAATCAGAACCAATACTTGACGCAATAGATTGAGCAGATACAACTCGATTTAGTTCATTATATAATTCACTTAAACGTATTGCAAAACCATCAATTAACAAATCTCTTGCAACTGTACCTGGTTTTGTATCTAATAACGGTTGAGAAGTTCTATATTGCTCTATTGTCTTTTGTACTATTTGTGATGTTGATAAAATAACAACCATTATTCTCCTGGCTACCAGCCTACAACCAATGGAATGACAGATTTTTTAGAGGAACGACTAAGAATTGAAATAAAAACTTTTATTAATCTAGGATCGATTTTATCAGTTTCTATTGATACATTAAGTATGCGAGATATTGCCTCTGAAGCTGAAACATTTTGTTGCTGTGCTTGTGATAATTGTAAACTTTTTAAAGTCTCAAGTGCTGAAATCAATTGTTCTGAAGCTATTTTTTTTGTAAATTCTAAATCAAACGGAGTTCCAATCAATGATTTACTCAATAAAGAACCATACCAATTTTGTAATTTATTTGCACCTAAAGGAGTTATAGCTAATTTAGTACAATCTTGTTCTAATTTATCTGTCTCTGTTACTTTATCAAGATCACCACTTGAACTAAGTACCAAATTATTATTTTCAAGTTTTAAATCAAAAGACATGTTCCTCTATTCTACAAACAATATTCAATTATTGAATCAGCTAATGATAATAAGTTATAAACATTAGAATCAAATTCGCTCATAACCTCTATTATATTTTTATGAGGTGCTTTATCACTTTTTTTATTTCTTTCTAAAACAGTTTTATTTCTAAGTGTTGGATTGTTTTCATATAACCTATTAAATGCAGGTGCATCTAACATTGATAATAATGATTCTTGTGATAAGCTCCAAAATGATATCATCATAGCTATCATTTCTAATGTGCCTATTCCATGAACTTCTCCAGATGTATAAAACATATTAGAAGATAAATTGTTTATTTCTGATGAATGCTTTTTTTTCTTATCATTTTTTTCAGCTAACATTTTATTTAATTTATTAACAGGTGAATTTAATAAGTTCATAAGTGGCGCAGTCAAAACTCCATTATCAATGTTTGATGTTTGAACATTGTTAGCCGTTAAAACATTTAAGTTAGTTGGTATAAATGCTTGAATACTTTCATACCAAATTTTTGATTCTTCAAGCCATTCTATTTCAGTAGCTAATACACTGTTTTGTTCTTCTATAGCATTATAACGGGCTGCTAAATTTTTATATTCTTTTATTTTTTCAGCGTACTCTATACAAGCATTAATAAATCCATTCATCAATGTAGTTAGTGTATATGTTTCTATTACTGATTGATTTTCTAAAATATTACTGAATATATTTAATCCACTTGTTTGAATTGATTTCAATGCTTTTTTCAAAAGTTCAAGAGAATCTATTTGTACACTGCCAGTCATAGCAGTTGTTGAAAAACGTATTTTACAAACTGTTTCTAAATAAGTAGGATCAAATGTTTCTATTTGTGGATCTAATGTTGAATAATAAAATGGTGCAGCTAAATTTTTACTTGGTACAAATACTCTATCAACAGGTGCAATATATGCATTGCATCGAAATGGACGTAATATATGAGTAACTTGTTTATATTTATCTGGTCGATCTGTTATTGTTTCGATTTGCAAATCTTCTACATAACAATTTTGATCAGGTAATTCTTTTAATATATTTATTTTTCGTGGGTATTGTAATATTGCCACTTTATATTTTAATGCTTCTTCAGATTTAGATAAAAATAAAGACATATTAGATGAACAAATTAATTCTCTTTGTTTTTCTAAATTATATAAATTTCCTTGGTTGTTATCGATATTTGCTCTTGATTTTTTATAATCATTTAAATCAGGAGCAAAATATCCTGGATTATAAAAATCCTTTAATAAAGGACTAACAACTGGCAATCCAAGTATCCTATAAAAAGCATGACAAAATGATTCATGAATAACTGGGTTATATGGGTTTTTATGTGTTGTTTCATCATCAGATTCTGTGACTTTTATTCGGTATTTATCAATTCGATCAAATATATCACCCATAAAATTAGATATAGTTTCATCATCTAAAAGTAATACACGATAATTGTCAAAAATTGCTTCAACATTAATATTGCCCATATAACTCCGTTACTTATTAGCTGTGTCAGTTTCGTCTTTACGAGTTTCTCCATCAGCAATCATTCCATCAATAAATGTATAACAATATTCCAATTCAGTAATTTTGCTTGGAAGGTCCATACTATCTGGTACAATCAATTCACCAAATTGCTGATTATCATAATATAATTTCAATACACCTTCTCCACCTTTTATACTAGTAATATCTGCTATAAAATTTCCCGAACTTGCTTCATAATCAAAAGTAGAAATTGCACCTAAAGATAAATTGGTTGTTAGTTTATTTAACAAATCAGTTTTGGCTTTTTCTGGTATTTCAAAATCGCCCATAACATCTTTAAATGATTGTTTAGATGCGTTTCTTAATGTAACATGAACTCTTATACCCTTACTTGTAAATTGAAAAGCAGGTTCAAGAGTTGCATAACTGTGCAATGGACTAACCATAAATTGCAATGTTTGACTATATGTATTTTCTGCTTGATCTTTTAAATCATTCATAATATCATTTACATCTTTAGCAAATTTATCAATTGCATCATCATCAATTTTAGATCGTAATTTTGCTAATGAATCATTGAATTTATTCATTGCTCCATCAATATCAGGAAATTCAAGTCCATCCATTGCATTAGTATTAATTGAATTATAAAATGCTAATTTATCATTTATTAATTCTGGATTACAATCCAATGTCGTCAAGTTCATTGTTGGTAATATATCAAAATTTGGTTTAAAAGATGTCATAATACATGTTTGTATTTTAGGTTGTAAAGAACTTCCTGGCATTGCTATAGGTTTTATTCCTTTATTAAAAAAGGTTGTTATATCTCCAGTTAATTCTTTATTTGGATCATTAATTGTTCCACCAAATAATGTCAAACATCCATCTGAATGAATATCTTTTGATACCCATTGTACTATAATATTAGTAATTGTAATTGTGCGTTGTGTATTTCCTGTTCCATAACTAAAACTTATATCTAATGTATATGGAGCGCGTTCAGGCGTATATGTTTTATCAATGTTATATGGTGGAAAGAATGGTCCAACCTTATGTCCATTATATGTTGAACTCAATAGATTGGCAAAAGTATATTGACCTTGTTCTATATTTTTTAATTCATCACTATACAATCGAACTGTTTCAACACTTTCTAATCCAACAATCATTGGTCCAGTTACATCATAACGCAAATTACAATTGGTATTCGATAGTTTATTTGAATGTAGTAATAATTCACTGCAACTTGTGCAATCATCACAATCTGATTTATTATCACAAGGAGGTGCTATTGACTTAGATAATATTCCTTTTATTAATTCAATAACTCCCATAATAATCATAAACAGTACCATGACATTTTCAAGAATACATAAAATAGATGCAATTTTTCTTGTAATAGCAATCATAGCTGCTGATTTTTGAGGTGATTGTTCACGTTTTGTGGCTTTCTTTAAGTTTTCATAGTTACGTTTTAATTCTTCATATATTTTCTTTATAATACCAATTACATATTCAATCAAAGCCAATAGTAAAGCTAATATAGAAAGTATCAAGGCTATTAAAGCTAAAAATGGAAATATAGATATGAATAGTGGTAAACATTTTCTAAAAAGCCGTCGTAATTTTTTAGGAGCTTTCCATACCATTCCACATAACACTTCAATAATACAAACGATAATTTGTATAATGGCTAATAGGATATTATAAATTGCTAAAAATGCAGAAACTTGAGTAAGAATATTGGATATAATTTGGCTGAGTTTTCTCATAAAGTTATCAGCCATGGAAGATAAATCCATACCAAGAGGCCATTTTAATTTAAGTTTGTTTAATAAGTCGAATATATTTTCTGGGAAGCCTTCTGGAAATTCTATATCCAGTCCTGGCATTGATATATTTGCGCCAAAACCTGGCATTGATGGACCTGGGATACCGACACCACCAACATCAAAATTATTTAAATTGATTTTACATTTTCCACTTCTCATGCAGCTCCTGTTCCATCATCAATAGCATGATATACATCAGTCTCAGCTAACATACGAGGAATAACTCCCCACATTTTGGGTCGTTTCCAAGTATCTAAATCATATTGTGCAGTATATTTTTCTTCAATTTCGCAATTGGATATTATTTTAGCAGCATGTAATACGATATTGTCTTTTGTTTCTAATCGAATATCTGCCGAACTCTTTAATAAAATACCATGCTTATCTATATTAATTCTATGATAATTATTATTGGCGTCAATCAATCTAATTTCAAATGTAAAATTTTTATTTGCATCATTAATACAATCATATCTCTTATCATTATCAACTGTGACCCCACCTATTTGCATAAAATAATGACCATCCAATTGAGTGCAAATACTCATGTCATTTTTATCACGACCAATTCTACTGATTATACCACCTTCTGTATCAAGCCATATTGATTGACGGTCAATTGTATTTGCTCCTATACTAAAACTAAACATACCATCTGATGTAATTGTTCCAGAACGTCCACCAGCATTTGCTTTATCACCATCTATATTAATTTCTGTTGAAACTACACTGGTCCATATTTTACCATCTGGACCACCATCTGGACCAGCAAATATAGCCGCTCCTAAATCTTTATCTTCAGGATCAATAAATACAGGCTCACAACATGTTTTTGATATGTCATGAAATACTGTTCCTAATTTTATTGGTTGTTTAGTAATACGATCTTTTGGAATAAGTTTTTCACTACCAACAAGTGTAACACATCCTTGTCCAAAAGAATCTAACAATATATCTTGTTGACCTTCTTTTGGCATTACAAAAGTATTATAATTATCTCCGTCACCATCTCGAACAGGATTTATAGTAGATAGATTTTCATAATTTGCTATAAGCCCAATGTTACCCTTTTCACTAGATGAAGGTATATGTAATTTAAATTGTCCTTCTTTATCTACATCAAAGAACAAACGATGTCTTTCTCGTGTATATGTATTTTTTATATAAGCATATTGATCTTCTTTTCCAGTTTCAATAGGAGCTTCTTTAAGATCTTTTCTAGCATTTAATTCCCAATGGAATGCTATACCTCTTCTATGTTGTTCACGTAATAATTTATAAGATTCAACTGTTCCATCTAATTTGATTGTTTCATTTGTTCCAATAGGTAATTTATTTCTATTCAAATCTAATACATTACCATATACATCAACTAGAGTTCCTTTTGTTGATTCTATCAAATGATTAGGAGATATTAAACTCAAACTCAGTGTATCAAATTTTCTAGCTCGTCGGTTGGTAGAAATTCTATTCATATATTTAGTATTTGCTGTTGATGCCGATTCTGGAACATGTTTTTTTTCTTCATCATTATCAGATTCAATACAGGCACTTTCAGCAAATTCATATACTATTTCTCGTTTTTCTATAAAAGGAGGGTTCTTTATTCTATTTGAATCTTCAGTTTTATCTATTCGATTACGAGAAGGATCAAAACATACAGGTTGAAGGTTGGCATACCATCTTTCTTGATTTCTTACATCAGGTAATTGATTTGATGGTTGAGTTGTTGTTCGTAATATAATACCATCAATTGAATAACCAGCTTCTGTAATATGATAAGCTTGTCCTGTACTTAAATTATATACAGAATCATATTTACTTGAATTCGTTGTACTTGGAAAATAATCAAAAAATAATGATGAAAAGGGTTTTGCTCCAATTAATATTCCACGTCCAGGAACAGCTTCTATTGTCATTAATTCAGATGGAGCTGTTCCTTTTGTTAATCTTGTTCGTATTGCAAATGTACCATCTATGAAATTTTCATTTGTAGATGTTAAAGTGTCATCTAATACAGATGTTAAATCTAATGAATTTGATGATATATTTGTTAATTTTGTTAATATAATAAAACGATCAGATTTTGTATTTGTTACTAATACTGTATCACCTTTACTTAAACCATGCCATATACCAGTTCCATCAGAAGCTCCCATCCATCCTGTATAAATAGCTTCTACTTGTTTATCAGGAGCGTACATATCAGTTCCAAAAAACTTAATAAATACACGGTTTTTAGAATAATCTGTTCGTGCAACTCTTGCTAAACGAAATGATTCTGTTCCACCTGGTAATGAAAGTGGTTGTTTTGATTCACTTGCTTGTCTTGCACTATTAATTTGAATTTCATATTCTGGCATATTAATTTAATATATAACGTTGTTATTTTTTACTTGACTCAGCTTGTTGAATCGTTATAGAAGCATTTCCATTTTCAAATGAATTTACTGTAGTTGAAGTTTTACTATAATACTTATCAACAGCTGTTGGATCAGAACTGCTATTCTGTGTTTGTGTTTTACTATTTCCTGCATTACTTGTTGTAAATGGTATTGATGTTTTTATTTTAGCATTTTCTGGATTTATATATTCAATCCAAACATCTACTATACAATTACATAAAGCATTTTGTATTTGTTTTGAATTTATTTTAGGACCATCTTCTCCATCTGTAAATAATCCTTTAAATGAATCAAATAAACCTCTATTACTAACAGCTATTTCTTTAGCTAATTCAATTGCTTTTCCAGAAGGATTTCGTATACCAGGAAATGTCATATTACATATTGAATTTGGATTCACATCTAAAGCAACCAATCTAAATGTTCCAAATGTATTTTCATCATCGTTTATACCTCCTATTATACGTTCTTTATTTATAGAAACAATTGCTCCATCAGAATTTGTAGATTTATCATCATAAGTTTTGCCTTGTAAATATTCACCTATATACATTGCAACTTGTTCTAATGATTTATTATATTTTTGTTTTAGTGAATATATACGCAAAGATACAACTGCATATTTAGACGAAGATACGTTTGCTCCATTTCCTGTCATTAAGCTCTGTAATTTATATGACATATTTATAAGAGTGTCATTATTTTGTTTTGTAAATTTATCAGATTTATCCATCAACATTTTACCATCAAAAGTACTTGCTGCTGCATTTATACTTTCACCGCTAATATCATTATCTATTGCAATTGTACCTAAATGAATTTCTATTCCTGATGATGTTGTACCACCTGTTGGATTAGATAATCTATATTTACCAATATTTGAATTATTGCCTTTATAAATGCTTTTACCAATGCTATCCAATGGAGTTGGAATATATTCTCCAATAGGATGTCCATATGTTAATGACATAGTTGTTGTATATGAACCATAACTAAAATTATGAGTCACTTGTTCACAATAAAATAACATATCTTTTTCTTCTACATAATATACTTCACCTGGTTGTATAAATTCATTTCCTATATGCGTTATTGAACCATGAAATAAATTAGAACGTTGTTGGTTTAATAATGATACTGCATAAGGAGCTAATTGAGTTTCTACATTGCTCATAAATGGCATGAAACGTTCTGAACCTTCTTTGAATCCATACATTCTCCAAAGGTCATAATCAACTGCCCAAACACTTAACACTTCCATACCAGCACCAACATCAAAACCACGAGATGGTAATAATCCACCTGCTTGAGCACCTTGAACTTTAATAACCGTAAATTCTGGTGGTTGTTCTTTATATGTAGATGATATTATATCTTGAGCTTTTATTACATAACGTTTGCCTGATTGATATCCATAATCATCTTCTGTTTCATCTTCAATCATATGTGTCATAAAATCAGGTATATCACCATCTTTTACAAGATTTGGCAACATAATACCAGCCAATACATCATTGTTACCAGAGTTTGCTCGTGCACTTTGATCTAAATTTCTAATTAAACTTGTAGCTGTTAACATTGATTTATATCGCTCAGATATTAATGTTGCTAACTTCTTTTCAATGGAAATTAAATCAATTGGTGAAATATATTTTTTTGAATTGCTAAAAGTATTTTTGATAAAAGATGCTACATTAAGTTTTGAACCTGTTCGACGGCTTTGTCGTTGTATAAGTTGTGTTAATTCAGAATTGAACTTTATATTATCTTCTTGTATTTGTGATAATGTTAAGTTGTTTTTAAATATAACTTTGATACTTTTCATTTGTTGTAATGGATTGAAATTGTTCCTTACATTCAATGCATTATTCCAATTTTCAACTTGTTGTTTTACTTCTTTTGCTTGTAATGAATTTAATAATTGTGTAGCATTTGGACTGCCATCATCAAATGTTTGTTTGAAATATTCATATCGGTTTGATAAGAAACTTTCATCTATATTTCTTTCAAAAAAGTCTTTTGTAGAAGAAGCTGTTACACTAATTATTTTTACATTTTCATAATCATCTGTAAAGTCTTCTACCATTTGAGATGATGCCGCTCGAATAGACGTTAATGTTCCATTTGTTGAATCTGTTAAAAATATAAATTGATTGCTTAATGTTGGTACGTTGCTACCTGCTAAGAAACTAGCTCTTGAAGTATCGTCAGAGTAACCCAATATACTTGTATATATACGAATCCAATCTTCTGTTGTTTCTATATCTTCATAAACAGCACTTAATCTATTCTTAAATGTGTTCTCTAAAAATGATGGATAATATTGTATTCCAAATTTACGTTTACGTTCTAACATCTTATAAAAGATACTGCTTGGCATTTTATTATATTGTGGAATTCTAACTTCAATATGTCCTTGAGAATTTGCAAATACTTCCAAACCAACAATTTTAGATAATGCATCAATTTTACTGCCAACATTAGGCAAGCTTTTCGAGTTGATTAAATCAAGAGAACCTAAATTTTGCATCAACGCTTGTATATCTGTATCATGATCATATTCATCACATACAATAAATAAATTAGTATCAGTATTTGATTTGACTTGCCATAACTTTCTTTGAGTAATAAAATTTTGCTTCATTCTTAAACGATTATAGGCAGCTTTATAAGCTGCTCTACTTTCATTTTTCATGGTATCTAAATCACCATCATAAGATGAATATACATCATTTCCAATAATATTTATAGGACTTTGACCGTTTGTTCCATCTATTGAATCTAAATCAAGTAAGCTATTTTCTAATTTGGCTTGGCAAGCTTTAATTTCATTATCAAGAAATATAATTTGAGTAACCAATGCAAATGAAGCGGCTCCATTAACTGTTATAATTCGTTTTGATGTATCATTATAATCAAACCCTTGTAAAGTATTAAGATTACCTGTAGTTTGATAACTACTATCAATCTCCATCAGTTTATCCATTAACTTTGCTTTTTTATCTTCTAATTGATTTATTTTTGAACTTTGAACTTGCAAATTCAATTTGGACGTATATAGAGTATTAAAATAAGTTGGATTAATAGAAAAACGTTTGAATGGAACGAAATTGCCCCACATTTGATTTTGTTTTCTAATTTGACGTGTAAGACTTGATAAATAATCATTAATTGTTTGACCAGGGGTAATACGTAAAATGCCACTTGTAATAGAAGCATTTAGAAATGTATTAATGTTATATGGTTCTCCTGTTATTAACAATGAAATAACATTTACAACATCTTGATTAGAAAATGGATCGCCACGTATAATACTAGCAACTTGATTATCAATTCTATCTTCTGCTAAAACTGAACCAGCTGCATTTTTTGAATTAGAATCTAACCATGCTGTTCCTATACCTTTTTTCCATCTATATACAAATCCATCTGGATTATAAAATACTTTTCTTGCTATTTCTTTAACAGTTGATAACTGTCCATTATCTGACATATCATAATTCGCAAAACCAGAAACATCTGAAGATGTATTTATAGGTTCTAATGCTGTTTGATAAATATTTTTTGATGTTACTAATTGATTAACAAATCGTCCAAATCTATATTTCAAAATCCCAGATTCAATTAAAGATACATTTTCATCTAATAGTTTTAAATTTTCTGAATCATTAATTTGTCCAGTAGTTTCATCAAATTCTAAATCAAAAGGAGTTAATGGATCATATAAATGTCCATTGAATTGATTTAAACCTGGTTTATCTTGATATAATACTTGAGTTAAATAATATATATTATCTTTACAACTAACAGATAAATTATTACTACCAGGTTGTCCTGATTCACTTACATCTGTTATAATCCCATTGAATGTACATGGTCCAAAATCAGAAGCTCCAAAATAAGAACGTAAACTTAAATATAAATACATTGGAAATTCTGGACCAGCCAATGCATTTTTTTCAGCCTCTAATGCATAATTTGTTTTGTTTGTTCCAAATATGCCACCCCAAAGTTCTTTTAAATCACCGATATTTTTATTCAATGAACCCAATACACCTATATTGCCATTTCTACTCATATTAGAAACATCAATACTTTGTGTTTGAAGCATTTGTCTAGCTAATTCAACTTGTTTTCTAATAACTTGATCATTGGAATCAGCATAACTTTCTATATCTTTTCCATATTCTTGAAGTTTTGAATCGTCTAATGCTTGTCCTGCCCAATTTACAACTCGTCCTGCTGCAAAAGTTAAATCTTTTACACCATTTATAGCTGAATCTGTTGTGCTAAACATTGATTTTAATCCAGCTAAAGCAGCATTATCATCAAGTGTTCTAGATGTAATAAATGATGTAACTTCATCCATAGGTTGTATTAATTGTTTACCTAAGAAATTCAAACGCATTAATCGACGTATATAGTTTGTTGATTTACCATAATTACAAAAATCTGTATAATCTTTTTCACGTAATGTTGATATCATTACGCTTTTTTCATAAATGCTTTTTAATAAATCAGTTTCATTGCTTTTGAACAATTCTGTTTCGGCTAAAGAAGATATATTATAATGTGCATTGGTTTTTACATTCAATATTGTATTTAGATTTTCTATAGCTTCTTTTTCTGAAACATTAAATAAATCATTTCTTAATCCATTCCCACTTGGATCAGTTAATTCAATACCGTATCTATCTAATGAAATTATAATCCTATTGTATAATCTACTATAAGGATTGGTTTTAACAGTTATAGCGGAAGCATTCCGACTTATTCTTTTATCATTTAGTTTTTGAAGTAATTCTTCATATTGTGATTGTAAAGAATCAGCTAAATTATTTACTATAGAAAATGAAGAATCAGTTGTTTCAAAAATAGCACGTTCAATATCTTGTTCAGTTATAGCAAATAATCGATTAGGATCTAATACAGTAAAACTAGCACTTCCATTGCCAAATTTAATACTTGTATTACTTGTAAATTGAGTTACAAGAGTTAATTCAATTACACCTGTTCCAGCTCCATTAGAATATACATTTGGACTTCTAGTATTTTGTATCCATGTTGTTGTGGTATTATATCCATTTAATAATAATAAATCTCTTATTTTTGATGCTACTTTTTGAAATGAACTTGTTTCAGGTGAAGTTGAAGATATTCCACTCCATGTTAATAGATTATTAGTTTGGTCAAGAGCGTCTACAATAGATGCTGCTAGACTATTTGTTAATGAATTTTGTGTTTGAACAATTTTTTGCAATTTTGTTAATTGTTCATAAGCAGAAATCATTTTGCATTTATTTTCAAACAATTTTTTACATGTTTTAATGAATTGCTTTTCAGTTAGATCCATATGTTCCATTGAATAATTATCTTTCAACGATGAGAACATACGTTTTTTTATTAAGACAATTAATTCAGGATTTTGTGTAACTATATTTCTAACATTTGGATTTGTTTTACTTGGATTGGTCCAACCACTATCTATATAGGTATTTTGGATTGTTCTATCTAATGTTTCTGCTAATGCAGTAGCAGCTGTTGATAATCCTCTTGCATGTGAATTTGGACCTAATCCAAGAACATCACTTGCAAATTTACCGGCATTTGAAAACCATTCATCAGCTGTCATTTGATTCCTTTAACCTGTTATTCTTGGGTAACTTAAGCTAGAACTATAATCTTCATCAGAATTGATTGGCCGTCCTCCAATTTGTGGACTGCGATGCCAAGGCATAAAGTTTGCTCGTCGGCCTTTAACAACTGTTGCTTTAAATTTTAAATCATAATTGAACCAACCTAATGTATCTGCTGATTCTGTTACTGTAAAATTTGTAAAATATCCATGAAATGTTAATGGACCATAATGCATTTCTATAGAACTTGCATAATATGCTAAACTAGGTTTTGGTCCAGAAAAAGGTGAATTCATTTCACTATCTCCTAACATTGATGCGAAACTAAGTGCATCTCCTAAACTTGGAGCAAAAAAATCTGCAAACCAATTTCCAGTTTCTTGTTCATTATTAGCTTCTGCATTTAATGCTACTGTATCAAAAACAATTTGTTCATTTCTGTATATATCTTCAAGTATATTAATTCCTTCAATACCAAATGAACCTGTTGTTCCTGTTATAGATACATCTGTTAATGATTCTCCAAAATATTGAGTAACAAATCCACCTTTTGTACGTTCACTTTTTATTTCTTTACTTCGATTAATTGAAATATTATTTGGGTTAATAAACATTGATACTACACCTGTATCAGGTAATACCCAATAAATTAAATTACGTCTATATGTTGCTGGAATATTTCCTTGTGCAGTTCTATATACAGGTGATGTCATTTGTTACCTTGGTAAGTTGAGTATTGGCGATGGTGATTGTTGATTATTTGATGGATATGGAATAGCAGTTTCACCTCTGACTGTTCCATCAGGATTTGCAATTATAATTCTAAGTGTAGATTCATTATTTTTATTATTTGTTTGATTGGAATTTCTATTAGTTAAATCTTGTAGATATTTATTAAACTCACTCATATTGCTATTTAACATACCTATTTGTTGAGTATTTCCATTTATTGCATTTACATTTTGTGTGGCTAAAGGCATGGTTTTAGCTGTATTTTGAGGAGTTGGTAAAGAATTATGATCAGATGGTGTGTTCGCATTTGCTTTAGCTTTTTTTGCCAATTCAGTTACTTGTTCTTTAGTTTGGGTAGCTAAATTGAGAGCACCACTCAACACATTTTTAGCAGAATCTCTTATTTCATTTGTATCAATTGCTACATGTCCTCTACCTTGTGTAGATGTAAGATTCATACGATCAGTCGAAATCTTTGCTTGATCTCGTCTAGCCATTCTCGTATCACCTGCTTCACCATGCGCTCCAAATACATCTTGAGCACTTTGATAAGCTTGTCTACTGACTGCAATAGCACGTAATGAAACTAACTCAGTATGTATATTTTCTAATTCAGAAAATTGTTTTTCTTGAATATTTTCTCCTCTAGAAAATGCTTCTTGTAATGCTTTTGTTCCATCAGAAGTTAATTCACTTCCTAAATTTAGTTTTGACATTACATCCATTAATCGATTTGCCACACCTGTATCACTAACTCCAAATACATTTTGTAAAGCCATTCGTTGAGTCATAAATGCTTGTTCTTGACCAGGATTGGAAATAGCTTCATCCATAGAAATTACTTTACCATTACCACCAATATTACTTAATGTATTTTGCATCATTCCTGCTACTTTACCCCAATCTCCTTTTTGAAGCATTTGTTCAATTTGAAGATCAGTTCCTATAGCAGTTCCACCTAATCCATTACTCATTCCTATAAAAGCTTTTTTCTCAACAGTTAATCCTCTAATAGCTCCAGATAAATTATTCATAATTTCTAATTGTGTTGCATATCCTAATCCTTGATCTTTCAACGCTTGTGTAATTTCTTTCATAATTCCAAGTGTTGATTGAGCTGAATTGCCCCACATTTTAAATCCATCATCAATACTTTTTACTTGGCCTTTTACAGCATCAAATGGAATTGATAATTCTCGACTTGCCTGACTTATCAATGATACTCTCTCAGCTGCACCTTTTGCATCACTTCCCCAACTTGCAAACATTTCTTTAGCTGATTCTAATACGTTTTCAAATGATTGTCCTGTTCCTTTTGCAACTGTTTGTAATAATTCTAAAGATCCAACTGTTTTATCATTAATATTTCTAGTTGTTACAGAATATAGCTTTTCAACTTCATTTGGTAAGGTACTTAAAATATCAACAGTTTGTTTCAATGCTATTTCATATGGCATACCCATAGCTTTAGCATTTCTATAAGCTGATTTTTGAATTTCAGCAGTAGCATCATCTAATTCTTTAGCAGCTTCTTGTTTGCTTCTTCCAGCTTGTAAAAAATTAGAATTATTACCAATAGTTGTTGCTCCAGATTTAGCAGCTGCATTAACAATTGATGATTCAAATTGACGAGAATATTCAGCACCATCCATCATATTTTTTATAAATGCTGTGCCATTTTTTCCAAGGTCTATACCTAAAAATTCTTTGGCGCTTTGTAATAGTTTTTCAAATTTACCATTTACTGCATTTATATTTAAATCCATTTTTGAAAAAGCAGTTTCTCCAGTTAACCCAGCTGCCGCTGCACCTAATAAAGCAAATTTACTAAGCAATTCAAATGTTTCATTGTTGGCTCCATTTAGAGCAGCTTTTAAATCGACTCCTAATTGTTGACTAATTTCTCTAACATCTTTTAAACGCTCTTCTAATGTATGAAAACCTTCTATTGTAGATTCTGCTGCTTTTGCAGCAGATTTTAATCCAGTTTCAATAGTTTCAAATACTCTCTTAAATTGATCTCTTTTTTCAGGAGATAAACTCTTTGATATTTCTTCAAATTTTTCTGTTAGTTTTTTAAGAGCATCCCCACCATTTTTCCCGGCTTCATCTAAAGTGGAACTAAATTGTCCTAATTCATTTTTAAATTGAGGAAATGTTTTTAATAATCCAGTTATTAGATCAGTAATTGAATCGGCCATTTAGTCCTTTGTCAATTTTTTATAACCAATTTCTTTTTTCTTTTACGTTTACTTTTAGGAGTTTCTTTGCGTGTATTTGATACATACTCAACTGCTTTTTCAAAATCTTCATCGGAGACTGAAACTTTTTGTGAATTACCTATTCCTAACAATTCTTTTGCTGCTTCAGGATTCCAGAATGAACCAAGTAAACATATTTCTTTATGTGTTCTTTCTGATTCTTCTAGTTGGTCTTCTATCCAATTATAAAACATCCAATTTTTTGTTATATTATCAATATTTTTTATCTTACTTGATGTAGGTAAACACTTGAAAAATTTACATAAATACCATAAAAATCTATGGTCAGTCTCCTTTACTATTTTTTTAGGTCATCTCCTAATTGTTCTGTTTCTTTTGGTGTTTTGGCATTAATTTTGTCGCTAATATCTTTTATATACATATCATATAATGCGTCTACAACAGATGGTTCCATATTACTTATAATTTCTAATCTCATTTCTTCTGTATCTTGATTATCCAATATACTATGTATACTTTCTCCATCAATTGAATCTAATGCAAACGCAAGCATCATATGTTTTAATATATAAACTTGCTCTAAATTAGTTTTACTTTTTGACACTTCTTGTAATACTCTGCTTGTTTGAGCACTTCGAACATTTCTAAGTCCAATTGTATGTCCATCTATTTCTTTATATGCTAATTGTTTCTTTAAACCAAGCAACACTTCAATTTTATTTTTCTTGTTTGTATTAAGCTTTTTTAATTCAGGTCCACCAAAATTTTGATTGGAAGTTCGAACATTTGATGTGTCTTCTGGTTTCATAAATGTATTTATCATATTTATGCTTTCTTGTGAAACAGGTTGGGCATCAATTAAATCTTCATCTTCTATTATTGATTGTGTAGAAGAAAAATGAGTGTCATCATCTTCATTTTCATCTTGTTTTGCATGATAAGTTTGTTTTAAATAAGATCGCATATTATTATATTGTTCAGGTGTTATGCGAACCATTTTATTTTTAGGAGGTAATATATTTTCTTCTTCCATTTGGTTATTATTAAATTCTTCTTGTTCTTTTTGTAAAGAAGGATCATCTACCATATAATTACGTACAGGTGTAAATGTAGTTGATGTATTGCCAATTTTAGATTGGATTTTCGGCATGTTTTTTCCTTAATTGTGAGGGAGTTATGGATATTTATATATCCGATTTTAAATAGGCGGGAGTATTATATATTAATGAACTTGTTTTAGAGCTGCTCTTAATAAACCAGGAGCATCAAGTGCACCACGTCGTAAACCACGATCAGCTTCTTGCTCAACTCCATCAGCACTTGCCCAAACATCAATACCAGGTTCTCCACCTGTTGCTACGTTGCTATCACCAGCTTCAATATAACTGTATATAGCTTCTGCTGTCCAATCCATTTTATCAGCTATAGTATAATCACTAGCTGAATATGTATATGAAATAGTTTTAATCCATACATTTTTTAATACAGTTATAATTTTATCTTGAGAACCTTCACCAGCAAAAAAGTCTGTAATTATAATATCAAAAGGAATACGTTGAGAATGAACGTGAGTAAATCCACGACCAAACGCTTCTGCAATTCGTAAACGATCAAATCGAATACGTGTACATCCACCAGAAATTTCAGTTGCATTTGATGGTGCAGAATCAACTGTACCATCTGTTCCAACTTCTGAAATTTTCTTAATGGTTCTTGATTCAGAAATATTCAAGTCTTGAATAGCTCCTACTGGAGTATTGCCAACTTGAATTAAAATCATTGTGCTAAGAGATATACCTGTTTTATTCCCGTTTTGTCCACCTTTGGTTTCCCCTTTAGGATCGGTAAATCTCGAATGTGTTCGAGGAGCGTAATTTTTGTCAGCCATAAATGCCTCACTAGTAATTTATAGAACTATTCAATAAAATACCCCCTTATTACTACATTAATTATTAAAAGAGTATTGAATATATTTAAAAATATGGAACAATAGTGGAATGTATTTTGATTGTGATAGAGAATTATATAGGAATTTCAATCTCCTATATAATATTTGATTTAGAATGCGCCAAGTTCGAACTTAACATATACCCAGTTTACAGGATAAACTGGCATAACACCGAATTTAACATTCCATTGACGAGGATCAACACTATCACGAGCAACAACTATATCTCTGAATTGAGTGATTATTCTTTGTTGGATAAATCCTAAACACAATCCATATATACGATTATATAGTGCAGTTGCTAATGTTGGACTTTCGGCTTGACCAATAAATCCTTTTAATGCTTCTCGACATACTTTAGAAATTTGATCTCGTATAAAAACAATTGATATTTCTTCTTCTTCAGGGAAACCAGAAGCAGAAGTTGTTTTACCCCAAATAATTCGACCACCGCCCAAAACAGGTTCAACTAAACATATACCTTTTTTAGTAATATTTTTAGCAACTTGATTTGGAAATGCTCGGTCAGAAAGAATTGTAAATCCTGATAAAGTTTTATTAGTTGCTGGAATAGCAACATTTCCTTGGTTAGATAACCATCCACCAAGAGCAGGAGCCATATAAAATCCATGAACAAAAGTATTTGTTCCACCAACATTGACTACAATTTTATCAGGGTACATATAAATACAACGATAAGTTGAACCAAATGCATCTTGTACACTGTAATTTGAAAGGTCTTCAATGCTGCCAGCTTGTATTTCAAAAATATCATCGCCTTGAATACCTTCTAATATACCAAGATCTTCAACGGCCGCTTTCGTTGTACCAATAACATTTTCTGGTAATAATCCCATCATCGCGCCTGTAATTAAAACGCGTTCTTTATGATTACTAACTTGAGACATTGACAAACAATGTTGTAATGTATTTTGTATAATTGCACTCATTGTTTGTGTTGGAAGAGGAACAACCATATCAACTTCAAAAGATTCTAATTTAGATAAAGCATTGGACCAACCAGCATCATAAAATTTAGCATCTCGTTTATCAACTATCATAGCTTCTAAACCAATATTTGCACCTAATGCTAAATCGGTTGTAAATAGAATTGTAGCGCCTTTAACAGCCTCATCAGTATTAACTAATCTCCATGTTAATGAGGTATTACCAGTTTCATCAACGAAGCTACCTGTAGTACGTTGAATTTTTAATTTACCACCTTGAACTCCAATAACAGAAAATCCAGTTGTTGTGCTGTTATTGGTTTTGCCTGAACCAAATATTTCTACTTTATAATTTGCATTTAGATCATCACTATCGAATATAACAAAATCATCAGATAATAAAGCAATTAATGGATCGGTATCAGCTTTGATTGTTGCATTTTCTCCAGATTTTTCTAAACCATGTTCCATAATTACAGTGTAAGAATATTGATGACTTACATTTGTTATGAAAGAAGATGGATTTGTTGCATAACCATCTTGAAAGAATGCAACCTTATTAGGAGTAATTTGAGTTTTCACTTTGGTTTTATTATTTATAGTGAAAAACTTAACATCCGAATCAGCATCAGGAACAACACCAATAGGAAGAGGGAAACTCAAATCATCAGTTGTTGTTCCACCTGTAGCAGTTTTAATTAATGTATAAGTAGATCTACGAGGTAATCCAGGAGCGCATTGTAAAGCATATACACCATTTGTATTATTAGCAAAAGCAATTTGGCAACCAAGAGATAAAGTATTATTAGTGGTTGGTAAACCATGTTTTGCAGTAACTTGATCCATAGATGTAAAATATTGTGGAGAGTTTATATCTGTTTCTGCAATATATTTAGCAACAAAAGATACACCAGCATTTAATACACCACTAGAAACTTTAATAGTAAATGTATCACCTTTATGAAATACGCTGCTACCTTCACTAATTGCAAATCGTAATATACCATTATCTCGCAATACACCATCCGATTGCCAAATGGTAGTAGAAACGCCTGACACTGAACCGCTTACAGTAAATAAAGCATTTCCAGTAACAGGTAATCCACTTGAATTTAATTGAGTATTTGAACAACGAATTGTCCAAGTTTCTTCAGGTGCATTTTCAGCAATCAAAGTCAATGTATCAAAAGTTCCATTTCCTTTATTGCTGGTAGATGGAACATAGTCAGCCCCACCTTGATTTACTATATGAGCTGTTTGTAATTCAATTTGCCCAGTTGTTGGGTCAAGTTTACAATCAAATTTATTAGAAAATCCTTCTCCAGCAGTAATTGTTCCTTCTAATATAGATAATGGAACACCATTAATTAATAATTCAGTTCTATTAGAAAATACTGGATAGTTTTTTAATTGAAAATGTCGTCCATCACAATTTGTGGTAGAAGTATATTCAGGATTTAAACCATCTTTACCTTTACCAAGAGCATTTCCAATAAGAACTTCTCGACGAGATCCTTCGCCAAGAATACATAACATACGATTATTTCCAGGAATGGAAACACCAGTTGTTACGATTTCAGATTCGACTTCAACTTCTGGATTTGCATACGCTACACCGGGCACATTTACCATTGTTCTCCTAAATTATTTTTGCAATTGAATATATGAAATATCAACATAATTTCTTGAAATCTCATCATATCGCTGACGAAGTTTTGTTATGTAGTTTGCTAAGTTTTTATCTTTTATTTTATCAATGAATTCCATAACACAACTCATTGAAATTTGTTTATCTTCATCAAGAGAGTCATCTACTAAAAACCAAACTTTTAATTCATTAAAAATGTCTTTGTATTTTAATAATGCTTGTATATTAGAAAAAACATCGCTTCTTTTTAACATAACAATTTCACAATGATCATTGTATATAAAAGTTGGTTTTAATTCATTTTGTTCTATCTTAAAATATAAAGGAATATCATTAGAAGATATCTTTATGTTCATCATAACAATTTCAAACTCTTTTATTAATTTATTATATTCTTGATATGAATATATAATAGGCAAAGAAGATGCTTGAAGTGCTGCATTTAAATTATTAAACTTACATAAAATAGCCCCTTTAGTAAATCCACAATTTTTCTTTGTTATGTCTTTTGCTCTAGGTGGTCTACCAAGAGTAATAGCTAATGATTGTAATTTGGATATAATTTCTTCTTGAGTATATTCAATGGGTCTACCTGCATTAATTGGTTTGATATATGTTCTATTTTTAGTAAAACTTCTCCAATCTGTAATTTTTAAACCAGCAATTTTTCTAGCATTGCTAATAGATTGATATTTTTGTTCTATTTTATTTCGAATACCAGTTGGTATATCGTTGTATCTTGTATTAGGATGACTTTTTAACCATCCTAATAATTGTTCGTTAGAGAATTTATTAGCTTTATTTATTTTTAAACCAGCTTGTTTTAATAATTTATTCCATGACCCATAAGTTCGTATAATAGAAGCTGGTGCCATTGAATATTGTAAAGCAAATGCTTTAATAGTAGGTGTTTTACTATCATTATCTATAGCATATTGTTTAATTAATGATATTATTTCTTTGGCTTTTAAATTCACATGGAATATATCTAATTATTGCATTATTAGATAATCATATAAATGAAATCCACTAATGTTGATGTGAATAATTAAGTGATAGGATTATTATATGCGACATCTAGGAGGGAAACTTGGGCATTTATACGTAAGTTTTCATCATATGCGCCAGAATTAGGAGGGATAAAACTTCCAAAATCGATACATAGATTAATTATATCGATAATATTTTCAACAGGTACTATTCGTCGATATTCACCACGACATTCTATAGAAACTGTTTGTTTGAATATTTTACTATTCTGAAAGTCTTCACTGCTTTCACCACCAACCCTGGTATTTTTAACAAACAATCCATTGAAATGAAGATCATCAATTTTTATAGTTTGAAACAGTAGAGAGATACATTCAGCTAAAATATTTCTATCTATAGGCGAATCAGCTTCAATATCTATATCAAAGTTTGTATCCCAAGCTCCAGCAAATACGAAATATTTTGGATGACTAATGTTATATAAATTTCCATTAGCATCTTTAAAAATTCGATTTTCATAATGGAGGTTATGTCGATTTTGGTTGAATGATATTGGTTTATAATTAGCACCTGTATGTTTTACTATAACAGATGGTAAGAATCTTGGATTTTGTTTGTTTTCTTGACCAATCCATATTCTAGTAGTCTCTTCATCTAATATACCACTTGTCAATGGAACATCTGTCATATCTTTAATTTTAGGATTTCCCCATTCATCTTGTGCGTAATGATATCTTGTATCTTGAGCAAAATGATCTCGCATTGTTGATACAATAAGTTCTTTCGCATATACAATTTGCGTATTTTGAATTATTCTATGAATTGCATATAAATCTGATAAGAAAAAGCTTGTTGTTGTCATTTTTAATATTTATATGTTAAGGTTGCATTATAAATCATTAATGTATCTATAGTTGTTGCTGTTCTTTCTAAAACAAATGGTTGTGGTGTACTACCAGGTAAAACGAAATTTATAGTTATTGGTTTGTTATAAATTCTTGTTTTATCATTTTTTAAATCAACAGTAATTCTATTTGTTCCAATATTTGTTGTGAAATTTTTAATTATTTCTGCATTATTAGGTAATTTGATATAGATATTTACATTGCCAGGTTCTAAAGAATAACGATAACATTGTATATCAAATGTTAGCGTTGTTGGCAAAGCATTTTCAACATATGGAACATTTATACACATTGTATTTGTTAGATATGATCCAACTTCGGTGGTAGTTAATTTAGAAGATAAATATGCAGTTCCAGATATAAAATCATGTACCCAATTTACAACACTTCCACTTGAAGTAATATCAGCAAAACTAGACATTGCATCAATTGTAAATGTTTGATTTATATTTCTAGCTACTAAAATTTTACAAGAACTTTCTTCTTCTTCAACGCCAGAAACGCCAGAATAATCTAAACCAATAGAATCATCTTGAAGTCCTGGAGATGTTTTATCTAATATATTATCAGTTATTTTAATAGCATTTATACATTGTCCGTAATATAACATTATATAATAATTAACATCATTTTTATTACGTATAATAGTATTATTGCATACATTACTAATAATACTATTTTTAGGCATTTCATCTTGTAAATATGTATAATCTAATAATATACCTTGATCATAAAAACATTCATTAATTAAATTATTAGATATATTAGCTGATAAAGAAGTTACATTAATACCATTTGCATATAAAAATGAATTTGAAGTTTGACATTCCGCGTGTATAATATTATCGTGTATTGATAATAATGTTCTATTAATTAGTGAAATTCCTATTACATATATAGCTGATAAAGAAGAGGAAAAGTTGTCATTAATAGTTATATCATTTGATGGCGCAAATAATTCTGGACTATATTTATTTATTTTTAAACTATTATTATGAATATTTATTTGTCCACTGTTTGTAATTCCAGATTGATAAATTTCAATTGAAACACATTGATTGTTACAAACGTTCATTGAAAGTGTAATTTTAGGATTAGAATTTATAAGTGTTTTTTCTCGAAACATATTCTTATTTTGTATTGCTACAAAAGTATTATTCATTATATTAATACTAGGTTCCATTGTATAAAATCTAGTATCATCAAATGATGTAGATGTTACAGATTGTGCTCCATATGTTCTAACAATTGGAGTATTAGAATAATTAGCAGCTGTTTCATTATATTTACTTGTATCACCTAATAAAGGCCCACAGCTTGGATTTAACCATAAAAATCCGAATATATTATTTATAATATTAACGCTATATGTTTCTAAATGTCCAACAACATTTGTATTTTTAACATATTGATCCCCGATAATCATATAACTTAGATGATTCGCTTTATTTCCTTCAATAGTTATACCATTACAAACAGTCGCATTGGTAGTTTGAACACTTCTATTAATTAATGCTATTATCAATTGATATTTTGATTCATTAAATGTATTGTTTCTTATGGTAATGTTTTTTAATGTAGAATTTCCACCATCTGCTTGTTCTATTAAAATATGAGGAACGTTTCCTGCACTATTTCGTTCATTTGTAGTGAACGAACAATTTTCAATAAGTATATTGGAATAAGTAATTGATCCAAGCGCATTTAAAACGATTGTTCCTAAACCAAAACAGTCATCATTATAATTATCTTGAATAACATCATATTCTCGTTGAAAATTTACACCTCGAATTGTTACATTTCCTAATATATTAAAACAATCACTTGAATTTTTTATTTTAACTAAATTATATGGTCCGCCTTCGATTATCATATCTGATAATGTTATGGGCGCATCTAATGTAACAATACCATTGATTGTTAATTTTGGTCTAACAATTCTTGAATGATAAATATAATCAGTTGCAGCTGATAATGAAGCGAAATTTCCATTAACAACCGAATATCGATTTGTTCCTGGATTAAGAATTTCTCCAGCAACACATACTTCACTTGAATGTGTTTGTCTTAAAAATTTTCTAACATCAATGCATTTTGTATTGGTTACTATATAATTGTTATCTAACATTTGACTTTCTACAGAAAGTACATATAATGGAATTAAATCTTTACGATTGTTAACAATATATTCAAATGGATAACGTATTAATTCTCCCCAATTTTGATCTGGCTTTTTTATTATTAATTTATTAATATAACCATCGTTTGATATAGGAGCCCACCAAATTTGTCCATTTTCTGTTAAACATAATAATGTATCGCAAGTATATAATGCGTTTGAGTCTGTTACAATTGCTGTAGGTGTATATGTAATAGAATTTTGTTGAACAATTTTTCCATTAATATTTGCTGAGCCACCTGTAAATGTAAGTTGATACTTTGATTTGTTAGGAATATAATTTGTTGTTTTAATAAGATCAAATCCATTTATAATAGAATTCTCATGTAGAAATCTATTATTTGATTCGATGAATTTGATTGCACTATCACTTAAAATTCTTTCATTGATTGTACCAAATTGTCTACGATCTTTAATATAGTTAATTGGCCCGCCACCATATGTTGATGCTAAATATAATTGTTCATAACTGCCTAAACACATGAACTCTTCATCTGTTGATTTTGTTAAGAATATTTCACATGTTATTGATTGTGATGATATATTGTTATAGCCATCATTTTCATTTTTATCAAACATCATTTCAATATAGTTTACACCAGTATGATCATATAATCTAAATAATTCATTTTTTCTACTTGTTGCTATTGAACAACTTGAAGTTGATGGTTCTAATGGATTTGATGGTTCTAATGGATTTGATATACATGCAATAAATGATTGGTCACTGTCGTTATAATCATCTATATTTATTTGAATGAATCGTCTATTTTGTTTATTAGGATCGATATAACCTTTAAATTTAGGACTTACATTTAATATATGCCATCCATAGCTTTTATTTGTTGCTAAATCATATGAATCAACACCTTGAGTTATTTCAAATCGAGCACGTTCATAACTAGAAACATCTCCAAATTTGTTAATATAAATTTCATGCAAACGTTTAGTATTTATTTCAGGTGTTGAATTATCAGATAAACTAATTCCATTAGGTCGAATAGAAGTATTATCAAAATGTATTAAAACATTTGTATCTTTTGCAAGAGCGCCTTGTAATGGTAAACCAACTGTAGCCACGCTATTTAATATAGTTATTTGTGTCTTTATATCAGGTGCACAACCAGTTGTTGTAATTTTATTAACAAAGAATCGCCCATAATTATAATCATGATATAGTTTGTTTGAATAATCTATAAGAGGTAATATAACAATTGTATTTCCTTCTCCAATGTCGTTATCAGCTTTTATATCCCCGCTTATTTCAAAAGTAGTTTCAATAGAATATTGATCTTGTGTTACATCTGTTACTTTTCCTACCCAAGGAGCATTTGGAGGCAATTCATCCGTTAATTTACCATATACATTATATTTCTTGCCTTTTTTGCCAACAATTATGCGCGTTGGTAATGAGTTTTCATTGGCTGAATATACTGGACTTGCAACATTTGTTTTTGTATTTCCAAATCCTAAAGCATCTTGTCCATCTAAACGATCATTTCCAATAACATTATTAATTTGATCTACAGTTAATTTACCATCAGATATAACTCCAGAACAAATTGAAAAACCAGAGTTATCATAATTGTCTCCAATTGCTAAACCAAATTGTCCATTTCGTTCAAATGCAACCATTCGATAATTATAACCAGATGCTCTAAATCCATTATTGACATTTCTAATAACATCTTCTAAAGTGTAATTATTGGGTGTCATTCCTTTATTACCAGTAACATCAATACCTGGTAATCTAATAATTTTTTCTACTGTGCCTTTTGGATAGAAATCTATATACAACATATAGTGAGTTGAATCTAAATCTGCTAGATTTAAATCATTTCCTAATGTTTGTGCACTATCAGGTGGAACAACAATTAAACTACATGGAATATTACCATAGCGTCCCCATAAATCATGATTAGCAGGACATATTGCTAAACTACCAAATACATTATCATCACTTGCTTTTTGTTGTATATAAACATATGCAGGATCAGATATATATGTCTTCATAATAGGATGTATTCCATCTATTCGAAGTGTCCAAGTCTTTTGTGGTTCAAATAATATAGAAGCAATAGTAAATGTACAAACTACACTACCATAATTAATTGTAATATAATCACCAATATTTATTTTAGCAAATGTTTTATCCAATTGATTTGCTGTTATAGAAGCATTTGTAAAAAATGATGCAATGCCATTATATCCAGTTCTTATTGGTAAAGTATCTGATAATAATATTGTTGATGTTGTATTAGCTACACGAGTAATACCATTTGAATTCATAATGGCACCAAACTCACCATATATAGATGACCCCATGGTATCAATATATTCAATAGCCTTTTGAACGTTTGTAACATTTTTTGGAATTGAATTAAAACTATCAACAACCAATTGAACAGCAGAAGCAGTATGAGCTTCTAATACAGAATTTTCATGGTTATTTAATTCTTCATTAATAATCGAAATAATATCCATAACATTTGTAGCTGTTCGATTATGATTTGATTTATCTTTCAATGTTGTATTTAAATCAATTTGATTTGCTGTATGTCGCGCAGAAGAACCAAGATTAGATGGTAATCCATTCCAACCATTTATATGAGCTATTAAATCCGCATATAATGTATCATGAGTAAATTTATTTAATGCTGTATATTGTGAATTTAAAGTATCTATTAACCCTTTTAATGTGTATGTATGATATTGTAAATTCAATTTTGATTCATTGATATTTGCATTTGGAGCAATTTGACTATCTAAAATATTGTTTAATAATCCAAGTGCTGAAATAGCTGATGCTCGTAAATTTCCAGTTTCATCTAATGACACATTTATACGCTCAGATAATGACCCAGCTGTCCCTTGTGGATTTAAACCAAGTGTTGATTCAATTGCTATAATTGCTTCTCTAGATTTATTATGTACATCTCCACTCCATTGAGTAGTTGCATCATCAATCACTGGAATGTCAATGTCAGTATCATATTGTAAAGGGTATTGTGTCATGTTTCCTTATCCTGCTTATATAGACATATACAACAAAATTACTTATTATCAGATGTTGGTGGAACAACTTGCTCATCAGTTTTTTGAGCTGTCATATGATCATCAAATACATCATGTTTTCCAGGTACATGATCAATCCATTTCTTTTGAGCAACGTTAGCAGAAAAATAAAATGCTCCAATCATACTCATAATTGTTACCCATTCACTTCCTGATAACAATATTAATGGTGTTTGAATTTTATATACAAACACAGATATGCATGGTGGAATTGCGCAAAGTAATGTTGCTGTTACGAATATCATAAGAGCTAAACCATATTTTCTACCTGCTGGAGTTCTAGCGAATTTATTAATTGTTTCTTGCTTCATCATGACCTTTAATGTTCTTAAAATGAATATACGAAATGTAATGAACATGCCTAATATACATAACAGAATATAGGCATGTTTAGAATTTTGATGTGTTATGATAATGGAATATAAGTAGGGGTTTCGATATTTAACAATACATTACAATAACCGTTTGCAGAATCTGATACAGCTAATCCAATCGGACAAACTGTATTTCCTTGTTCAGTTGGTTTTGTAGCTGAAACAGCCCCGGCAGTAACCATAGATAAATATAAAGCTGTTCCAGCTGCAATTGACTCACCAGAAGCAACTAATATAGATGCTATTCCTTGAATTTGAACATAATTTGTGGTAGAAGTTGCTACTCCAATTACATTGGTAATATGTACATTTGCAGATATTGTACTAACATAAATAGAACCGCCAGATGTTCCATTATATGCAACAATTGTATTGGTTGCAACACCTGCATTGAAAGGTATATTTACAATGACAGAATTATTAGAAGAAGATATATCGGATAGAGTAGCTAATTTTACCCAATTTGTAGATTTTTTAACCCAAATAGCTCCATTAATATCTAATGCTATGCTACCAGTTGCACCAGGTGTAGATGAATTTAGATTAGATACTAATATAACTTCGGCATAATCATTTCCTCCAGTACCTTGCAAACTCATCATTTTAATTCCACTTGATGTTAATGAAACATTTTTTTTAATGTGAAATATTGATGATGTGCTTATACTTGAAGTATTATCAGGACTTAATTGACATTTAATAGAACCATCAGATTGTATAAGCATTCCATAATCAGTTATACCTTTTCCTGAATTACCTGATTGTAATATAATCTTACCTGCATTTGCTAAAGGTAAATTAGTTTTATCTATAGTTGTTTGTAATATTATATTACCACCTAATGAAGTGATACTATTTAATGATGTAGTAGCTTTGATATTTGTTTGTAATGATATATCACCTCCTGTTGTAGTATAAGAAGATGTATTATATACCATTTCATTTAAAATTGATAATTTAGGAGCTTTTGGACCAACTCCTTCATTTGATGATAATGATAATGACATTGCAGGAAATTCCGTTAATTGAGTTGGAGCTAACCAATTCATTAATAAACTTCCATATGTATTTAATGTTGTATTTGCATTTGAAACTACAATACTATGTGTTGAATCTGTTTTATTATATATATTACCATCAGTTGCAACTTTTACATAAGATGTTTTAGTGTTATTTAATATGCTAGTATCATCTGCCGTAATCTTTATTCTTGTTATATCACTAGAATATCCAATTGATAATTGACTTTCTAATACACCATTTATTTCTCTAACTGAATTTAATCTACCAGTGTAACTTGAATTAAAGTTAAGATCACCATCTTGATTAACAACGCCATTATTATCAACTTTCCACCTAGATGCATTTGAATTATCTGCCCATATTAAACTATATGCACTTATTTCTCCTGATTCATTTACAGCGGTTGCTGCCATGCCTAATTTACCAAGACTGCGTTCAGTAGAACTTCCAGAAATATAATATTGTCCAACTCCTATTATTGCAGGTGGGTTATGATGCGGCCAAGATGCATTTGATGTTGTTGAATTTATCAAATGCATTGCACTTGAACTATTCAATTGATTATATTCACCATTTGATCCGCCTTTAATTTGAAAAGTTCCAGTATTAACATCTGCTATAATTGATTTTTGACTTCCAGATGTTAAAAATAAATCGTTTATAGCAGTTACTGTGCCAATTTGAATAACGCCTGTATCATCAAGACGTTGAACTTTACCTAATGCATTAAGCATTAATGGTTTTTTTGTGATATCACCCGTGTTTGTATTGCCACCACCTTGAACCATTTTAACCTGTATATGTTATGAAAGAAGGTAATACTGAAATAATATTAGTACCAACCCATGTACCAATTTTTATAATATTTATTCCACTAGTAGCGGATAAAGTAGCAACATCTTTGGTAAGTGCTATATTTTTTGAATCATACGGTGTTAAGTATAGTGAATCTCCAATATTCCAATTGGTAAATACACTAGCTAACGAACCAGTATTGCATATTCCACATGTTACAGTTGGAATAATTGTTATACCAGTTGTTACATCTATTGTTGAAGCTGCTAACCCATAAACTGAACTATGTATATCTGCAAAAGCTTTTTCTAAACCATTTGAAGTTAATACCAGTGGTTCTCCAGCTACAACACTTCCTGTAAATCCAGCTACATGAAAATTGTCTATTATTTGAGTATTGTTTGTAGATGAACTGCCGAACCTTTTTGAACAACATCACAA